AAGACGTTTGCGCCGATGTCCAAAGGCGGGGCTGGTTGCGGTAAGCCCGATCCGAAACGCTCCTTAAGGCGAGCGCGGCCTATTCACACGGCAGTGATTCTGCCTTCAGCAAGTTCCTGAATTGCGCATCATCGAGGCCGGCAAGCTTGCGAAGCGCCAGCGCGACATTGCGCCAGCGCGAGGTTTCGTCTTTCAAGGTGCGCGCACGCTCGCGCATTGCTTTAAGTTCGCTCTTGAGCCCGAGGATTGCGGAAATCTCCTTATCGCTCATGCAGCCCTGCAAAATCAGTGGACCGAATCTCCCCGGCTCGGTCCGACACCGGATGCGCGGGGGCTCATCCCCGTTGGAGCTCGCAACTAAGTCCATGACCTGTGAGTGTAGGCATCAGCGCTGGAACCCCCACGCGCTGACCGTGGCGTTGGTATTGCCGGCACCGAGCGACGGCATGGAAACCGGAATGGTCGTGTTCGGCGCATTGGCGGGAATGCAGGGAGCAAACGGAACGATCAGCGGTGCAGTCGGAACGCCGGCGCCGGTATTTCCGCCATAGGTAAAGCTCATCGTCCCGCCTGTGATGTTCGTCAGTGTGAGCGTGACCACTGCCGCAGCCGTGGCACCGCCGGACGTAGCCTGAAAGCCGCAGATGTAAGTGACCTTGCCGACAGCCGCTGCCAACGTCGCCGTTGCAGCAGCCGCCGCCACGTTGCCGGAAGAGGCCGTGATCTGTACGCCCTGACCAAGCAGCGGGGCTTGCGCAAAGGCAGGCGCGACCGCGGCGAAGAGCCAGAGCGCTACACCGAATATCTTCGCAGCGCTCATGTGTATGAACCTGTGAGCCAGTACAAGCTCTGCGATGGGCCGGGGCCGAGGCCGTTCGCCGCGCAGGACGCGATGATCGCACGCATAGCGGCCGCGTCGGCCGCTTTGATTGCTGCATCGAAGGCCGGCTGCGTCGCGGGCAAACCAGTGTACGCAGCCTTCGCGGCCATCACCGCCGCCTGCCTCGCTCCCTCGGCCAGGGCGACAGCCGTTTTATGCGACTGTTCTTGCGTAAAGGTCGTCATCTCAGTTCTCCTTAGCCGGAAACGATGAAGCCAGCGGCGCTGACCTGCTGTGCGTTTTCAAAGAAGCGTTCGAACGCTTTCAGCGCCCTCAATATCTCGACCTTGGTCGGGATATTGGGTGACACCGTATCGCCGACACGCAACTCGACGAACGTCGTCCCGCTCGACGCGGTGCCGGTCGTGAAATCAGAATATTTCGATCCGTCGAGGCCTCGCGTCAGACTTACGAAATGATCCGCCATGGTTGATTTTCCTCTGTGTTAGTGCCCAGTCCAAACATCGAAATCGACGCCGTCGGCGAATTGCGGTTCTGCTACTCTGTGATACTGCGGGAAACGCTCGGGCGATTTGGCAAAGCGAAGGTCCATGCAGCCGACGCGGGTTGCGCTCAAAAGGTCGTCGTCGATTTTGTTCACCAAGCCGTTGACCCGGTGATAACCCTGATATTCGTCAAACCACTCGACGAGGTGCGCTGCCACCTTGAGTTTTCCGCCGGCGAACCGTTCTTCCATCACGGTGATGCCGGCCTCGAAATTGTAGCCACCGTCAAGGAAAGTCGCATGCGTCGGGCGCATGGTGAGGCCGAGCTTCTTGTAGACGGCCGATACGGTCGCTCCCGTGACGATGCCGGCGCCCCTACCACCGTCATGCGGCCACGCCACCGGCGCCTCGCGCATCGGGCTTTCCTTGATCCGCGCCACATGGTTAGCGGCCATGCCGTACATCCGAAAGGCGTCCATGACGTACACGACGTCATTGTCGCGGTCCCAGGTCAGCAACACCGCGGCGAACGGGTGACCGCCCGACTCCTGTCCGGAATGTCGGAAGTCGAGAGCCCACAGCCAAGGCCAGTAGGTCGGCACCTGCGCGGGGTCGAGGTTGTGCTTGATGCTCTCGACCGGTGTCTCGAACACCGCGCCCTCGCCCTGCATGTCGCCGCCAAACGCTCGGGTGGCAGCCTTGGAGCCGTAGCGCGCGATGATGTCCGGGATATCCTCGTCGGGAATGTGCCCGCCGTTCGATACCGCGGCGTCATAGATCGTCATCAGCGTTTCCCGGATACCGGGGCCGCCCTTCTTGAAATGCTTGCGCACTGGCGAAAGACCGAGCATCGGCGACATCGACCAGATGATGATGCCGCGCGTCGTGGTGAGGCGGGCCTGGCACTCGCCATAGACATCAAAATCGCCGGGATCTTCGTCGCCCCACACCACGTCAACCGCTTCGCCCTGCCACGCCTCGCGGCCCATTTCGAACGTCTTGCCGCGGATGATGGCCGAGCCGCCCGATTCGCGCGTCAGCGTGATCGTGTCGACGAAATCCGTGATACCGCGCGCCATGGTCGGCCGGCCGACGATATTGTCGAGGGGCATCAGGCCAGTGCCAAGCCCGCCCTGTTGACGGATATCGCCCAGCAGCTTGACCTGTGCACCGTCGCGGGTCTTGAGCGAGGTCGTGCAGCCGTACCAGCCGATGAAATCATATGGCCGCTCGATTTTCGGCGGGGTGACGAACTTGCGCCCGGTGTACCAGTGCGGATAGAGCGACAGCGCATCCATCGTCATCTGCGCGGACGCCGCCTGCGTCTTGCCCTGCTGGTTGCCGGCCCGCAGCATCCGTTCGGTGGCAAGCAGATTATGAAATTCCATCTGCTTCGGATTTGGCCGGTAGAAATCGATGCGGCGATACTTCTGGCGATACTGCAGCTCGGTATACAGCTTCTTCGCATGGCGCCGAACTTCGTTCGCGTCGGGCCCTTGTTCGAAATCGTCGCTCATGACGCTGCCTTCCTGATCTCGACAGCAGTGCCCTCGATCAGCCGCGGCGAATTCTTCGCGTCTTCGATTTCGAGCAGACGCTCATAGCGAGACAGGCCGGAAAAGCCGAACACCTCCTCGAGCCTTGATCGCGGCACATCAAGCGATTTCAACATCCGCAGTTGCGCAACGGCCTCAGCGTTGTGATCAACATGATGGTGCACGTCGACAACTTGACGGGTTTCCGCAGGATGAACACGATCCAGCACCATGGCGATGCCGCGCGCGTGGTCCTTCGAATTTGGATTTTCGATCAGAGACGACAACGCGTGAATGGCACGCGGAGCGCTGGCGCGAATATAGAGTTGGTCTTGCTCGGCAAAGGCCGCTTGTACGCGCTTGTCGTGAGTCAATCTTGACGCGATGGTTGCCATGCTTTGCGGCGACGATTCCGGCGTACCGAAGCCCGCGAGCTTTGCAGCGCGAACGGCCGCGCCGTGACCCGGCTTGACCTGGTACATGGCACGCACGAACGCCCTATGCCGATCGGTCGGCAGCGCCTTCATGGCTGGTCCGTCCTCGGCGTCAATCGGCTCCAGCGGCGCCAGCTCGCAGCGCTTGCCCCTCGGTTGTTTGGTGCGCGGCGTCTTCATGAGAGCAAGATCATCTCCGGCGGTCTGGTGTGCCGGAAGCCGTTGGGAACTTCGGCGTAGGCGTGACGAAGCGCCATTGCCGCGGCGACGACGTCGGCATTTTCCATTAGCGCCTTGATCGACTTGACCTCTCCGGGGCTGAGTGACGAAAGGACGGTCTTGCATTCGCCTGTGTCGAGATGTTCGAATTCGCAATTGAAGCGCATTACGGTCATGCCGCGGATTCCTTCACACCGGCGCTGATTACTATATTGGCCAACATGAGTTGTCGGCGGGCTTCGACGTCGCCGCTCATCAGGCGCTTGACCCAATCCGGATTACTCATGTGATCGGCCTTCCAGCGGACCGTTTCGTCGTACCAAGGCTTCGTTTCCGATTTTCCCTGCAACGTTTCGCGAATGACGTCGTCGCGGATGCCGAGCTCGCGCAGCATCTCGGCTGTGCCCTGCATCTCCACGACCACACCGTCCCGGATGATGCCGGCCGGCAAAACGCCCGACATCGCCTGATCGACCCTGTCGCCTTTCGCAACGAGTTCGTGCAGCTGATGAAACTCGCGTGTCTGTGCTGGACCACCGGTGAGCAGCGCCTCAGTCCATTTCGGGTCGGCCTTCAGTGCGGCCAGGCGCGTCGCTGCTTCGGCCGGCGTCGCCGGCGGGGCAGGTTCTGCTGGCGGCACGATCGGCGCGGCCGGGGCCTGCGGTGTGCCGGTCATAGTCTCAATCCTCCAGGGCAACCCGTTTCAACTTGGCTTCCGCCGCCGCACGATCGAGGATCGCAATCGCCGATCGGTAACGCTTCAGCGCTTCGGAATCCTGCATCTGCGGCGCGTGCAGGCCGCCCTTCCTCGGCGAAGCGCAATAGGGCCTGCCGGAAATCACGCAGCAATCGATGTTGCATTCATCGCAGCAGTTTGTTTCCGTGAGCCCGCTGAAATTCGTCCGTTGCGTTGCAGCCTCGGCGCGGGCGGTGGCTTCACTCATCGGTAGACTCCCAGTTTTTGGGCCGCGGCGCGGTGCAGCAAGCGCACGGCCGGATTGCCCTGGTGGCGAGGATTGAGGTTCGTGCCAGATTTCATCGGGTGGGCGCATTCCGCCCCGGTGATCAGGCAACCGGCGATGCTGCAGCGACGGCAGCATTCCGTCCTGGTGATGCCGTCGATTGCCTCTTCCGGGGGCATCGTGCGAATTTTCTTCCACCAGTCGGCAACGGCGGCCTTGTCGGCCTCGACGGCATAGGCGTGGGCCGCGGCGTTGCATTCAAGCTCGAACTTGGCCGCCTGAATCCTGCTGTGCAGGTCTGTCAGCGCCGCCGCGCCGGCCTTGCCGGATATCGCCGCGACATAAGCTGTTTGCCCGATCCGGGATTCCAGTGCGGCAAGCTCGCTCTCTTTGGCGCTCCGCTGCTCGAGCACCGCGGCGGCCGTCGGCGCCGGCGGATGATCCGGCACAGTCTCGAGGTTGAGTTTTGCGATCGCGGCAGTCATGCGGCACGCTCCGCGCTGGCGCGGCCGATCACGCGCGAGGTTGCAAAGTCGATCAGGATCTTCCGCACCTGATTTGACAGCGGCCGCCCGTCAGCCCGTGCCGCGCTCTCAAGTTCGTCCCGCAGCGGCTTCGCTATTCTCACAACAATCTGCTCTTCAAGCTTTGTCATGAGC